CGCCCCCATTGGCGCGTAACCTCGCGGTGGGCACTGCGGCTAATGGACAGCAGTTACTTTTGGATGCCTTCTTCGATATTCGCGCCGCGCGTCCGTTGCCGCTTTATTCGGTTCCTGGTCTCATTGACCATTTCTGATCATGGGCTTTTTCAATACTCTAGGTAGTGCTCTTGGCCCCATTGGTGGGGCCATTGGTACCGGACTTGACCAGTTCGGTGGTGCTATTCTTGGTTATTCTGGGCAGCAGGACACTAATTCTGCTAATGCTGCCCAGGCTCAACAGAATAGGGATTTTCAGGAGCGTATGTCCAGCACTGCTTATCAGCGTGCTGTTGCTGATATGAAGGCTGCTGGTTTGAATCCTATGCTTGCTTATTCTCAGGGGAGTGCAAGTTCTCCTGGTGGTGCGCAGGCTGTTATGGGTAATCCCGGTGCTGCTGCTACTTCTTCTTATCAGCAGTACCAGCAGGGTTCAACTGCTCCTTCTCAGATTGGTGTTAACGAGGCTTCAGCGGGACAGGCCGCTGCGAGTGCTCGTGCTTTAGATGCTGGTGTTGAGAAGATTAAGGCTGAGATTCCTAACATTAATTCTTCGACTGCTAATTTAGATTCTCAACGTGAGGTTATTGTTAAGACTGCTCAGCTTATTGCTGAACAGATTGGTCTTACTCGTACTCAGGAGTGGACTACTTTTAGACAGGGTACCTTGAATTCTGCGATGGAGAATCAGGCTATGCAGATGGTTCAGAAGCTTGGTCGTGAGACAAGACTTCTTGATTTTGATCTAAAGGCTGTTTCTGATTTGGGCAATGTTGGTCGTGAAGCGACTCAACTTAAGCCCATTTTTGATATTATTCGTGGGTTGATGCGTAAGTGATTACGCTTCCTTTTTTTGATTCATTATTTTTTTCTTTTTTTATTTTTATTTGTATTTTTTCTTCAGTATTTTCTAAGTTTTATTTTCGTTTTTTTTGGTATTTTCTTTATTTTTGTTTTTTTGTTTTTTTATTTTGGAGTTTTTATTATGTTGTCTAACTCTGTTTTTGTTCGTAGTCCTTTGAACTACGATATGTCTGCGGCTTCTTTGGAGTCCGCTTTGGTCTGTAAAGACCCTTCTTTGACTCAACAGCAATTTGCTGTTGAGTCTGATATCAACACTATTGTTGATGTTTTTATGAAGACTGGTCATCTTCCTGATCCAGTCTCTATGCCCCAGTATGTTGATTATGAGGGCGTTTTTGATTTTCAATCTGCTATGAATGTTGTTCGTCAAGCTGACGAGAACTTTATGCGCATGGACGCTAAGGTCCGTGCGCGTTTTCATAATTCTCCTCAGGAATTTCTTGATTTTTTTGCCGATCCTGCTAATCAGGATGAGGCTATTCGTTTGGGCTTGGCTGTTCCTAGCCCGACTACCTTTGTCGCGTCAGCGACAGAGGTGGTTCCGCCGTCTAAGGCGGAGTGATGCATAAGTACAGTTCGCTACTTGATGTAACTGTACTTATTGACACCTTTTCACGTTTTCGTGTATCATTGTTTTAATTGGAGAATTTTATGAAGCCTTTGCACCGTTCACATGTGTCTAAATCAGCCTCTTCCGCGCAGTTTCGCGGTAACGTAGGGCGTACCAAGGGGGCTAACATCATCGCTGCTCCTATGCGTGGTGGAATTCGTTTATAAGCGGTTGTTGTGTGTACCACTCAATGGCAACATCCTATGCACGGCCCCATCAAATGCGGCCAGTGCATAGAGTGTCGCTTGGCTTACTCGAGGGAATGGGCGATTCGCATCACTCACGAGCAGGCAATGCACGAGGTGTCTTGTATGCTCAACCTCACATATAGTCCCGAGCATCTTCCTGAGCACGGCCAGTTGTGGAAGGAAGATTTGCAGCGTTTTTTTAAGCGTTTGCGTAAGGGTGGTTTTAAATTTAAGTATGTAGCTTCGGGAGAATACGGCGATGTTTCCAGACGTCCTCACTTTCATATTGCGTTGTTTGGCGTGGACTTTGGCGATGACCGCCGCGTTTTTGGTCGTAGTTCTAATGGCGAACGGACTTTCGTTTCTGATGCAGTTACTAAACATTGGCGTTACGGCCAGCATTTGATTGGTAGTCTTAATTTTGAGAGCGCTGCTTATATCGCTAGATATATTTTGAAGAAGGCTAAGGGTTCGCAGGTTTCGCCACCTTTAGCTGTTTTAGATGATGGCGAGATTATTCGTCCTAATTCTGAGTTTCTTTGTATGTCTAAGGGTATAGGTCGTTCTTGGTTTAGTGAGTATTTCATGTCGGATGTTTTTCCGCATGCTGGTGTTATTACACAACAGGGTTCTAGGGCTCCGGTCCCTAGGTTTTATAAATCACTTTTAAAGGAGTTGGGCGAGGATTTGAGCCTCGATATGTCGTTTCGTTCTTCTAGCCGGGCCGAGTTAGAGCGTGAGCGTCTTGATTTTGAGTTGCAGCCTCATCGTAAGGCTGCTCGTAATTTAGTTTCTACTGCTGGAACATCCCGTTCTAAGCGTACTATTTAAGAGGTTTTTTATGATTCAATTTATCGTTTCCGTTCAGGACCGTGCTTCTCAGACTTTTGCCCGTCCTTTTGTTGTTCCACATCGGAACATTGCTATTCGTGATTTTACTGATGAGGTCAACCGTGTTGATCCTCAGAATCCTTTGAATAAGCATCCTGATGATTATGATTTGTATTTTCTTGGCGAATTTGATGATTCGACTGGTAATATTGTCTGCGGTGATCCATTTGTTTTGGTTCGCGGCAAAGACGCCTTAACAGTTTCTTAACCTCGGGGGGCTTAGCCCCCCTCTTTTTTGGAGTTTTTTATGCATCGCAATGCTTCGGTTAATGCTCATAGTTTCGCTATGGTTCCTAAGTCAGATATTCCGCGTTCTTCTTTTAATATGCAGAAGACGCTTAAGACTACTTTTGATTCGGGTTATTTAGTCCCGATTATGTGTGAGGAGGTTTTGCCTGGTGATACGTTTAACGTTAAGGCCACTATGTTTGGCCGTCTTGCTACTCCTTTATTTCCTGTATTGGATAACCTTCACTTGGATTCTTTTTTCTTTTTTGTTCCTAATCGATTGACTTGGAATAATTGGGTTAAGTTTATGGGTGAGCAGGATAATCCTACTGATTCAATTTCTTACTCTATACCTCAGCAAGTATCACCTGTTGGTGGTTATGCTGTTGGTTCTTTGCAGGATTATTTAGGTTTGCCTACTGTTGGTCAAGTTGGTGCTGGCAATACTGTTTCGCATAATGCTTTGCCTGTTCGTGCTTACAATTTGATTTTTAACCAGTGGTTTAGAGATGAGAATCTTCAGAATTCCGTTACCGTGGATAAGGGTGACGGACCAGACACGACCCCCGCTACTAACTACACGCTCCTTCGACGTGGCAAGCGTCATGATTATTTCACTGGCTCGTTGCCGTGGCCTCAGAAAGGCGGAACTGCCGTTACATTACCGTTAGGTACTAAGGCACCTATTTATATTGATTCTGCTGTTTCTTCTGACATTCCTCTTGCTGTTCGTAATAACGCTGGTGTTGCTAAGGCTACCACTTTTGGTGTTTTTGATACTGTTAACCAGATTGGTGTACGTTCCATAGCTGCTACTGCGAGTAGTAAGGAGCTTTTTGTTGATTTGTCTGCTGCTACTTCTGCAACGATCAATCAGTTGCGTCAGAGTTTTCAGATTCAGAAGTTATTGGAGCGTGACGCGCGAGGTGGCACTCGATACACTGAGATTATTCGTGCACATTTTGGCGTTGTATCGCCTGACGCTCGTTTACAGCGTCCTGAGTATTTGGGTGGCGGTTCAACGCCTATTAACATTACTCCAATACCTCAGACTTCGGCTACTGGTGCCGGTACTACGCCTTTAGGCAATTTGGCAGCTTATGGTACTTATTTAGCTCCTGGACACGGTTTTTCGCAGTCTTTTGTTGAACATGGTTATGTGATTGGTCTTATTTCTGTTCGTGCTGATTTGACTTATCAGCAAGGTCTTCGTAAGATGTGGTCGCGTTCTACGCGTTATGATTTTTATTTCCCTGTGTTTGCTATGCTTGGCGAACAAGCTGTTTTGAACAAGGAGATTTATTGTGATGGTTCTGCTACTGATTCTGCGGTTTTTGGATATCAGGAGCGGTGGGCGGAGTACCGTTATAACCCTAGCCAGATCACCGGGCTTTTCAAGTCCACATCGGCTGGGACTATCGACCCATGGCACTACTCGCAGAGATTTACATCTTTGCCTACTCTTAACTCTACTTTCATTCAAGATACGCCCCCATTGGCGCGTAACCTCGCGGTGGGCACTGCGGCTAATGGACAGCAGTTACTTTTGGATGCCTTCTTCGATATTCGCGCCGCGCGTCCGTTGCCGCTTTATTCGGTTCCTGGTCTCATTGA